TGATCAGGCATATAAGCTATGGAAGAAACAGCAGGATGATTATAAATGGAAAGAGCAATGGCTTAATGAAATAAAAAGAGATGAGCGTTTTAAACAACTAGAATTTGAAAGGAAGCATAAATGAAAATAGATAAATTAAGGAAGTTACATAATGAGAAAAAATAAACCCCTTATGAAGTGGATTTCTATTAATAATGCTAAGCCTTTAGTGGGTCAATTTAGTATTGGAATAAACTATCTAAATAAAGACATAGGAATTTATTGTTGGGGATTTGAAACTGATCCAGTTGATGCAATAAGACAATATGAAATGACTCATTGGCTAGCAATTCCCTCTGCTCCCGGAGAAAGTGGAGAATTTTTATTTGCTACCTTAGAAGCAGAAATTGAAACATAAAAAAAAGAAATGGTTAAACAAGAAATAAGCTCAATTCGCGCTGTCGCTACAAGCTCAAGTTTCGCTAAATAGCTTAGCGCAATGAGCTTAAAAGATTTGTCAATTTAACGTCAATATATAACTTAATTAAACTCAATCATATATAAAAAAAGACCTCTTTTTGGGAGGTCTCTTATGTAAAAATGTGTATGAAAACTGAATGCAATCTAACCAAAGAAAGTTTTCAAAAGACACATACACGGTTTTACAGAAATAAATACAAACTTGTAAAATCTAAGGAGTTTCAAATGAGTACTATGAAACTACATTAACAATAATATATAACCATACTATATATTACAAACAATGAATTAATTATTTAAAATTTAAGGAGGTTATATGAGATCCATTCATCATTCTTTTGATATAGAACTGGCTGCTCAATATTCTGTTGAGGAAGCTATTCTAATTCATCATTTTCAATTTTGGATCTATCAGAACAAAAGACTTAATCGTAACTTTAAAGAAGGAAGAACTTGGACATATCAAACTTTAGAAGAAATTGCTGCTATTTTTCCTTATTGGAGTAAAGATCAAGTAAGGGATTTATTATATAAATTAGTTACTGAGAAAGTTAGAAAAACTGAAAATAAAGCCCATGAACCCATTTTACTTTGTAAAAATTATTATGATCGAACAAAATGGTATGCTTTTATTAATGAGATATATTTTATTGGAAAATCCCCACGGCTAAATCCCCAAATGGAAAAAGGGATATCCCCAAATGGAAAAAGGGATATCCCCACACCTATACCAGATACTAAACCAGATACTAAAACGAGTATTATAAATAATACTCCTATAATAGCTTCGAATAGTGAAATCACACTTTCGAAGCCTGATTTTGATATTAATTATGACTTTATAAAACATGACTTTATCAACATAACTGAGCAAGACAAGCTTTCTTGGAAAAAGCTTTATCCTTCAATAGACCTAGAAATAGAACTATTAAAAGCTATTGAATGGATAAAGTCTGAACCTACCAAAGCTAAACACAAGAAAAAGTGGAGGTCTTTTTTACGAAATTGGTTTTCAAGGGCTAATGAACGTGCAAGTAATAAAGAAGCTTTCCGTTCAATGAGAGAGAAAGAAAGAACCCACCCCCCAAGTTCCGGCAGCCCCCCCTCCCTTAAAGACCAAGAGGAAGAGGTCTTAAACGAGCTCTATAATTCATATTATTCATGGTTTAATGGTAAAAAGGCTAACGACGCTTATTGGCAAGACAAAGTGGGCTTTCTTGTTTTGAAGCCTAATTATTTCGAGGTTTATAACAAAGAAGTAAAATTCCAACGTTCTTTAAAAAAGTTTTACCACTTATTAACTACGGAATATGCTGATGAAAGTTTTTATAATTCCTGTAAGCCTTTAATGGAAAAAGCTAAAAAGATGATAGGTGATTTATGAACGAACATAATTGGGCATGGATTAATGAGAACCGTGAAAAGGCAAAGATATTTGCTGAGAAGTTTGATCCCTTTACATTAGCAGCATCTGATTATAATCCTGTTGAGCACAGCATTATGAAGATAACTGCACGAGAAAGCCACATTGAGTTTCTTCTTCTTTGGGCTATTAATCATAAGAGGTCCTCAGAAGGAATTTCTTTAGATTATGAACATCCTCCTTTTGAGTTTGATGATTTATTAAAAAAAACTTACAAAAGATGTTGTTCTAAAATAGATATTAAATAAAAAAAGCTTGCACAAAATATCAGACAGCATATAATGCATCTACATATAAACACAGAGGTTATTATGGATCTAGATGAACTTTACGATATTCTTTTTAATCATATTGACGAATTTAAGTTAAATCTTTCAAAAGCCAGAGGCGGCAATAAGGCTGCTGCTCAAAGGGCAAGAAAGAACTCATTAAAGCTTGCTGTTTATGGAAAAATGTATAGAAAAGCATCAATAGAGGCGGAGAAAGATGATAGAAATAGTTGATTATGAGCCCATTTCAGGAAATAAAGCTTTAAAAGGATATTTTAATGTAAGAATTCCTAAATGGAATATGGAGATTAATCATATAGCTTATTTTGAAAAAGAAAATGATAAATGGATTGGGTTGCCATGTAAGTTTAAAAAAGAAGGAGATAAGTTTATTAAGCAATATGACTATATCGTATTTGATTCAGATATGATGGCTAAATTTCAAGAAGCTTGTATTGCTAGAATGGCTGAATATCTGTATGCAAAAGAGCAAGATAAACTTTTTAGCATGGATGATATTTACGGGCATAATGATGCAGATAACATTAGCTAAATTCACTCCCCTTCCTCCTGTCCGAAAAAAGCCTTTATCCGGCTTTGCTGATTTTGACATAGACATAGAAACCTTCTCTTTTAAGATCAAGGGGTGCTTAGTTCAGTATCGGTTCATTGGTGCTCCCGTTTACTGTATTTACTTACCCAAGCTTAAGCACCCCAAGATTAAAGGCATTAAATACTCTCCCTTTGTCTTTGGAACTCAAGAGCAATACAATACTTTTTTGGATAAAGCAAGACTTGTTATAAAAGATGTCTGGCCTCATGATAAATGGAAGGAAGGGCTGTATAGTAAATTTAAACAAGGGCTCAAAGCTAAGAAATGATCATACTCGCATTTTAAGGGGTCATAAATGAGCTATCTTTTGTTTAGGCATGGGATTATACCAAATTTAAAAGATAATGGATTTAAAAGCCATTTCTGAAAGAATACGGAGGTTTCTAATGAATACAGTAGACTTTGTTTTAATAGCCATAATAGCATTGGCTTGTTCCAGTGTCGCCATATATTATGTCCATTCCCGCCTTAAGCGCTTAATGGAGTCGCTCTCTTATCTGCATGAGACATTAAGCAAAACCTTTGTCGATCATAAAGATGAAATAGATAAGCTGAAAAAAGATATATTGAATGTTTTTTTAGAATTAGAAAAGATCCATAACTTATTAATTAATCAAGATTTTAAACCACAAATTAAAGGAAAGAAAAAATGAAATACTTTATCAACTTTTATTTTACTACAGCTCAAAACATAAAATATGAAGTAACCGAAAAAGAACAGGCAGCCCTTTCCGAAAACATGTCATCCATTCTTATGAATAATAAGTTTTTTGTCTTTAAAACGCTTATCATCAGATGTAAAGATGTTATAGCCTTTCTATTAACTTCAGAAGAAGAAGCAGTCTCTGTTAAAATTAATACCGATCAAGATAAGCCTTTTGAAGAAGTTAAAGAAGAAATAGTCGAAGAAAAACCAGAAGAAGAAAAGGACCAAAAAGAATCAGTTGAAGAAAAAGAAAATTCTTCAGTAGACTAAGCATATCTTCTTTTATAGAAGGCCTGTTTTATAATTGTTAGCCTACATTAATTTGTAGGCTTTTTTTTTATAAATAAAAAAGTCTGTAGAAATGTGTTCGAAAACTACAGACTTAACAAAGGAAAATATGAATAATAAAAATTTCTTTTCTTATCAGCATGTAGTAATTGCCCATATCTTTATGGACGCATACCAGATAATTAAAGCTAATGCCGTAATTACCAAAAGCCATAATACTGGCTTCTTTAATTTAATCAAAAAACTTTTTATCTTCTTTAACATATAACCTCAGGTTATTAATTGATAAATTTCTTAGGACATTCAGGCAATACTCTGTCCTCAAGGTTGTCTTTATTGGGACAGTTTCTTAAATCCCGTCTGTACTGAATAAGTTTTTTCCTTTCTTCATCACTTATAGGATAATCTAATGTCATATACTTATCAGTTCGATTAAGTTCCATATCTCTTTTTGATCGAAGAATGCCCATAATTAACTCTTCATTCAATACCCATTCATTTGAGTTATTATCCCATCGATATCTTAATGCATCAGGACAAGGAGGGACTTCGACACAATCATTATTGTAAAGAATGTCCTCTCCTTCACTTATGCAATAAGCACCGTTGCCTTTTTCTCTAATATAATACTTTAGCGTCATTATACCTGTATCTCGATAACAGTTAATACAGTAGAAGCCACTCCTCCCCATTCACGAGCAGCTCCAGCTCCGTTTATGTAAACATTGCCAGACCCTGTGTTAGGACCAACTCTTATTTTGAATGTAGTAGAAGAAGTCGTTCCAGCAGTCATATAATGCGATAATACTATCTGAGATGCTGGAGCTTGGGCTGCGCTTGAACAAAATATTCTAGAAGCAGCTAAAGCATTAATTGTCGAATCCTGAAATAAGGCTACAGCAGCATTTACAGCAGCGCCTTGAGCATAACCGCTTGTAAATAATATAAGCAGCTTATTGTTTACATTGCCAGGAGTAATAGCTACTGTAAGAACTTCAGATCCTTCTGTGTTCTGAGGAATAGTATCATCTATAGGCAATGCCGTATTACAAGTAACTAATGCCGTAGTGTTTGCACTAACTACCTGAATGATATTTCCGGCAGTAGCTTGTGCTGCCCATGATAAGGCTCCTCCTCCATTAGTTACTAAAACCTCATTAGCTCCTCCATCAGCTGTAGGAAAAGTAAATGCATTATTAAACTTAATAGCATTAGAGCTTGTTGAATCGACAGATATAATCTCATTGCCAGAAGAAGGGTTAGCTCCATCTGTCAATTTTATATTATCATTGTCTGTGTCATCCAGACCAAATGACATCTGGTTTCCTCCAGATATAGCAAGTCTCATTTGAGGATCGCCATTGGAGTCTTCAAACCCCATAATTGGTAATGTCATAATTTTTACCTCTTATTTAATATGTTTATACATAAATATAATTTAATAAGCTTTTCCACTTAATAAGTAATCCAGCAAGAGTTGCATCTGCATGAGTAATTAATGTAGGTGTCCCTAACATAATAGCTAACGCTCCATCACTTCTAGCAGCTTGTAACAATTTGTAACCCCCTCCAAATGTAAAATAATTAGTATCTCCTTCATCAAAAGAAATTGTATCTGTCTCTAGAATACTTGTGGATTTAGCCATAATTTACCTACTTATGATACAAATGCATAAGTAACTTTAGCATTCCAGTTAATAGTCAATCCAGCCACTCCTGTTACTCTAACAATAATTGAATTAACATTAGCTACATAGTCAGCAGTGACTCCAACTAGTGCTGCATCAGATCCAATATTCTTAACAGTAGTAGATACTTTTGTTGAAGCAGCTCCAGTAGTTCGTCCGCCACCAGTTAGTTCAATAAAAGCTCCTCCAGGCCCTGTCGATTCAAAGCCAGTAATATAAGCCTTAAAGATATAATTTCCAGCAGTGACTCCTAATGCAACAGTGACCAAATCATCAGTAACGGCACCAATAGTTTGGCCTGTTCCTTCAGCAGCATCAGCAGCAGCTATCGTAATTACACCCGCTCCATTAGTTACCGTAATACCCGTTCCCGTAGCAAGAGTTGCTGCGTTTGGCGCCAGCCCACTTGACCCAATCACCAATTGTCCATCGGTTAAAGGACCAAGGTTAGATACAGTCTGACCAGCTCCCCCATAAAGTATAGCATTCTGGGTAACAGAAGAAGTTGTCCATGTATCAGCAGCTGTTCTGCTAGAAAGACCAGTTCCCGCAAGACCTTCTACAGCAGCTAAATCATTAGCTAAAGCAAATGTTATGCTTCCAGCTCCTCCGGTAATAGTTATACCAGCAGCTGGTTGAGTAAGGCTCGCAGCGACAGGCGGATTTCCCGTTGAGCCAATTGGGAGTTGTCCATCAGTTAAGGGTCCTATATTTGAAAGAAGCTCTCCGGCAGCTCCAACAATAACTGCATTTTGAGTTATAGATGAAGTAGCCCACGTGTCAGCAGCTGTTCGAGAAGCCACACCAGTAGTAGCTATGCCCTCAACTGCTGATAAATCATTAGCTAAAGCAAATGTTATTGAATTAGCCCCACCAGTAATAGTTATACCGGCAGCAGGTTGTGTTAGGGTAGCAGGACCGGGATTACCAGCGCTATTGCCTATCCACACTTGTCCGTCAGTATCAAGAATAGATGTACCATTATCAAATGAGATATTGTCTACTCTAGATACTCTGTTAATGTTTCCAACAGGACTTGTTGTCATAAATTTTACCTCATAATTTTATTTTAAGATATAAATGTATAAGTTAATTTAACCTTCCAATTAATAGTTAAAGCGACTACCCCAGTGACACGAACAATAATATCGTTGCCACTAGCTACATATTGAGCTGTTATTCCATCTAACGATGTATCACAACCAATGTCTTTACCAGTCGTTCCAACAACAGTTGAAGCAGCTCCAGTTGTTCTTGCTCCACCAACTAATTTTATCCATCCTATAGCTGGCCCGCTTGATTCAAAGCCAATTATTTCTGCTTCAAGAATATAGCCACCAGCCGTCCCTCCTAGGTCTAATGTAAGCACATCATCGTTAACAGCACCTATCGTTTGACCAGTATCAGTTTCATATTGCGCTAACGTTACTTCACCTGTTGCACTATTTGCCGAAAAGTAATCTGAATTATAACTATTAACACCAACGACTGAAGTTGAACCAAATGGATGCCAACTCATAGTTCCTGGTAAAAGACCAGCTTGAATAGATGTCGCTGTTCCCGCCAAAGTAACAGATGCCCAAATCAATGTTCCTGTTCCAGTGATAGCATTTCCCCCAACATGATTACAGAAAATAGCCGTTCCCCTTAAAGTGACTTCAGCTGTTGCCCCAATATCAATAGCTACATCTGCACCACTACTTACCACTCCTTGAAAGATAGAAAGAACTGAGGTGTCAGCTAATGTAAATCCTACGTCATTAATAACCCCTCCAAGTTGGCTATATTCATTCGTTCCAGAAAGAGCAATAACATCACCTCCTTCAAGCTCTCCATGAAGGATGGCTATACATCCGCCAGTAGCAGTAATAGTATTGCTCCCAACGGCACCCACTAACCTAATATGAGTACAAAGTAAATCCATATTGTCGTTAGTTAAATTGATACCTACGGCATTGTTCATTTCAAAATTACAGTTAGTAATAGAAGCTGTACATACATTAGCTCCCGTCATCGTTATACCGACAACTCCACTTGGTGGCATGAAGTTAATATTCTCAATACAGGCTCTTCCTGTTAAATTGATAGTAAGACCTCCTGTCACCTGAACGATACGATCATCAACACCTGACTGCATTCCTATTAATGAGACAGAAGATGTTAACGAAATGTTTTCTACATAGGTTCCAGGATTAATTAAAATGACAGCAGGACCAACTCCAGCAGCAGTGATAGCTGACCCAATAGTTAGTTTAGCTCGAGATAAAGTTTTTCCATCATTTGAATCATTTCCTCCTTTATCTACATAAAATATATTAGTGCTGTCAGTTATCTTTGTGCCTGCACTTGTATCAAAATCCGCAGACAATTGGGAAACTGTTGGATTCCCTCCCGTCTGACCAAGCCATATTTCTCCCGTAGTATCAAGAAAGGAAGTTCCATCATCAAAGGTTATATTGTCTGTATAAAATCTAGTCATATTATCTCCACAAGAGAGAGGGTATATACCCTCTCCCTTTACGTTTGTTAAGCATTAGTATTAACCAAATGATATCTGATAGTTCCTACCCAGTTGTATGTTGTACCAGCTTCTCCAGTTATTCTAATTCTTACATCATTGCCGTTAACATCAGCAGTAAATGTTGGGGCACCAGCTGCATCTTCTAAGACATTAACAACAGGCGCTTGTGCTAAAGCAGCACCAGCACCAGCTCGTCTTGCACAAACTAAAAGATTGCCTCCAACCATAGCTCCATGAGTTGAATTTGGTGCGCATATCCTTGCTTCGACAGTGATTGCTTGGTTAGCAGCCAATGTTAATGACCAAAGGGTCGATTGAACTGCATCTGTTGTCTGAACAGCAGCTTGTACTAAATGCTCTTCTGATCCGGTATAACCTGCAGAAACTCCATCAAACTGAAGTTCTCTGTAGAACTTAACAGAAGTAGTAGAATTTACTTCCATCATCGTAGTTCCAGAAGATGGATCTGTTGATGCCGTATCGGTCGTTAATTTCCAGATATCTGATTGGGAATTATCGATACCTGTTGAATAAAACTTGGTTCCTGCAATTCCATATTCAACATACGCATCATAAGACAAACCTCCAGCTACCTGGATCAGAACTTCTGCTTCAGAATTGGCTTGGTCTACAGTATTCTGAACAGTAAGTATTCTTGTAGCTCCTCCAACCTGAGACTCAAATGAAAAGTCCCCATCAGCATAAGGCGAATCCATCAAGATAGTCATCGTGTTGCCAGCAGCTGTTGTTGAGATACCATTTGTTCCAGTTCCGACAAAGTTAGTATTACCAGCAGCAGGAGTACAAGTAGTAGCATCTTCCGCAGTAAATGTGGAAGCAACTCCTCCAGTATTGGAGATAGTAATAGATCCTGCAGCATTAGCAATACCTATTCCAGCTCCTGCTGTAAGGGTAGCTAAAACAGGAACTCCTCCTGTCTGCCCAATTATAAGCTGACCATCACTAGCTTCTCCTAGCCAACTCAAATTAGTACCAGCGCCTCCTCCATAAGGAACACCATGTAATGTTTGAGCTCCTAATTTAGTAGTTAATGTGCTAGGAACGACTGGTCTTGAAGTATCAGTACCAGTGGTTACTTCTGCTCCTGTGGCTAATTCAACTACTCCTTTTAAAGCATCAGTAGCATCTTGAATCGTTAAAGTAACGGTAGAACCAGCCCCAGCAGTAGATATGCCTTGGGCTGCTGTTCCCAATATGTTCAGGTTATTGGCAGCAGGTGTTGCTGATGACGCCCCATCGCATGTATAAGTAGTGGCGACAGTTCCATCTACTCCAATAGTAATGGAATTGGCAGCGTTAACTACGCTAGCAGCAGTCCCGGCCGTAATGGTGGCAGGCGTTGGTACGCCACCAGCAGCTCCTATCCAGACTTGGCCATCCGCACTTAATGTGGATACGTGGTCGTCAAAGGATAGGTTAGTTACCGCCATAACCCCTGTCGTTGGATCAGCAGAAAATGCTCTCGTCCCAGCAACAGATGGATTGGCAGCAGGCAAAAGTTTACAGCGATCACCATCCGAATCATCAATACCAATGACCCATTGTTGGCCACCAGCAGGTAATTGCATAGAATAGTACGGATCGCCATCAGTAAATCTTGTACTTAAGCTCATATTTTTACCTCTTAAATTAACATGTATCTAATAGTTGCTTTCCAATCAATGGTAGTAGCTGCAATTCCAGTCACCCTTAACCTAATATCGTTACCATTAACATCAACAGCTATAACTCCAGCTCCTCCGCTAAAGTTTTCACTGTAACTAATATCTTCGCCAACCTTTACAGCGACACCGCCAGTATGTGTTCCCACACCAATAGCCCTACCTCCGCCGGCTTCTCCTCCAACTGAATCAAATCCGAGAAAGTCTGCATTGAACTGGATAGCTTCCCCAGCTAATAAGGTATATGACCATAAGGTAGAAGTAACGGCTCCCACTGTCTGAACAGCCGACTGAACTTTTACTTCATCTACCGTGTTAGCAACAGATGATTCAAACCTAATCTGATCATGGAAAATAAGCTGTCCTCCAGTGTGGTCTATTTCTAACCAGTCAGTACCAGACGAAGGAGTGACAGCAGCATTATTGCCTGTAACTTTGTAGCGATCACCATCTGAATTGTCGATACCAGAAGAATAGTAAAGACCGCCAGTAACTCCATACTCAGAATATGCATCATCAGAAGTTCCTCCAGCAACTTGTGCTCTAAAGGTAGCAGCCGATCCACCCGCATCGACTGTGGATTCCACAGTTACTCTTCGAGTAGAACCGCCAGTTGTCTCTTGAAAAGCAAAATCTCCACCAGTATATGGCGAATAAAGCTCTAAACCTACATTAGGGGAACCTCCTACATTCCTTGTCCTTACACCAGCGCCAGTAATAAGTGTTGGCCCCTGGAGATTAACATTACCGGCAACTCCACTAATAGCAGCGCCTGAATCAACAGCAATTTGATTAATGACAGCGCCAGATATTTCTAAGTTAATGTCCGGTGCAGCAGGTGTAGTTATCGCTATCGTTCCACCAGTTGAAGTGATAGAACCAGCAGCAGGAGCAGCTCCTGTTACTCCACCAACAAATTCACCATCCAACAAGTTAGCTACATAACCTAACGCGCTAGCTGCCCCGTTTCCATAAGGAACACGGTATTGTGGACAGTCTAACAACTTAGCGTTAAGCCCATCAGGAGTTACTGATATATTAGTAGCTGTTCCTGTCTGAGTTTCTGCAGTGGTTGCGTGTCTTGTCACACCCTTGACGACAGTCGTAGCATCTTGAACGGTAATTGTTATAGTGTTGGCAACAGCTCCTGAAGTAGTTATCCCTTGAGCAGCTGTTCCATAGATATTAATCGTTCCTCCTCCTGTCGGTAGAGCTGATGCTCCATCATCCCCACGAAGAGAAGCAACCGTTCCAGCAGCACCGCCGGCCGCTACCCACGTGCCACTATCTGCCATAAAATAAATATTGCCAGCAGATGCGTGAACCCAAGACTGTCCTAACGCAAAGTTATCATCACTAGCGGTAGGAGCTCGATCAGCTATCACTGGCATGCTTGGGACTTCTATTAAAGCAGCCTCTAAGCCATATGCATGATATATTTTTTTTGACATTGTTTCCTCTCAATTTTTAATACAGCCCGTTATTAAAATGGCTATTTACATGCAAAGTATTATTTTAATTATTAAAAAACTAAGTATTATTGTAGTCTTAGAAAGAATGTGATATAATGATATTATGGAAAATCGGATATATAGAATCTTGGTTCGTTTTCCGTCTAATATGGAAAAAGAGTTAAGAAAATTAAGTTTTATTTATACCAAATCTATCAACCACATAATTGTACAGGCTGTAAGAGAGTTTTTGACTAAACATAAAGGTGAACATATAGAGGAATAAGAATGAACTATTTTCTTTTTATTTTAATTGGCACAATTATTGTGATAGTTATATGCGATGTATGGGCTAAAGAAAATGAATTTTTGGATTAATCTAATTCATCAAAAATATCTTTTTTTTCTTCTTTTAAACCTTCTTTTTTCCCCTGTTCATTAAGAGACCTTAATGCTCGTGTTGTTCCTTTTACATTCTCTCTAACTGCACTTTTAAGCAAATTTTTATAGGCATTTCTGAAACCAGGATTTCTTTTTAATGCTCTTGCAAAATTGAAAAGTTTACCTCCCACTAAAATTGCTTCTGGAGCTCCTGTCATTCCACTTAAATAAGAAAGTACATGTGAACCAACTATTCCAAGTGCTGATTCTTTGATATTCTTTTTTAAAAAGCTTTCCATTCTTCTAGATTCTTTCAAACCACGATAAAGAGAATTTGCTTCTCTATAAACTTTGCCAAACTTAGGGTTAAGCTTCTCGTAATCGCCAATTGTTTCATCTACCGTTCCTCTTAGCAGTTTCCATAAGCCTTCAGAACCTTTAAATTCAGCTTTGCTAAACTCTTTACTTGCATCAATTATGTCTTTTCTCCATTGAATCATATTTTCAAGAGGTATAGCGCCACCTTCTGATTTAGCAAGCATTTCATTAATAAGGCCATTGATTTTACCTTTGGGTCCAGTTGTAAGTCCTTTACCTTTTACTAATCCTTGTAATCGGTTTAAACGAGCAGTTAATTCTTCTGTTGGAAGCATTACACCTTTAGCCATTTGATCGACAAGGGAATAAAGTTCATTATTAATTTGAAATAAAGATTTATTTGTAAGCTTATGGGTCAATAAAGAAGTTCCTAACGTAGTTGCCACTTGCAATTCAGGAGGCAAATCAGCCCTCTTTGAAGCTACATAAGCTGTAGAGGGAGCAAAAGCTGTAAGAAATGTCTTAAAAGCAGGAGAAATAACTTTTCTCGTAAAAGGTATAACTCCAGGCTCTTTAAGATATTTTAAACCTCCCAGTCCAGCAATAGAACCAAGAAAGCCCATTCCTGTTCCAAGTAACTCTTCTCCTAAGGTTTCTGGTTTTATTTTTTCTCCTGCAAATTCTTCTATTCCTCTATGCATTCTTTCACTAGTAGGAAGAATTTTTCCCAATGGGGTTTCTTTAAAAGGTAAACTTTCTTTTCCACTAATTTTTTCTGTAATGGGACGAACTGCAACTTCATTAGCAAAATCTAGAAGATCACCTATGCCTCCTAAAAATGAAGAAGTGAGTTCAGTAGCAGGATATACAAGTTTTTGCATTAACTGATGTCTTATTGGCTCAAGAGTTTCAGGAGAAGGTCTCCATCCATAAAAGCTTAATGCTTTAGAAGCAGCTTGAGCTCCTTTTGATGGTTCTTGTGCAGTCTCAATTGTATCAAATATATCTCCCATATTATCCTCCTAAAAAGTATATCCCGCATCTCGAGCCATTTGTCTTGCTTTTTCTTTATCTCCTTTAGCTGCTTCTAAAAATTTTTGAGCTTGATTTTTATTAAGAGTTGTTTCTTTTTCAATAAGGTCACTATTCCTTTTACCACCGATCTTCATTACATCAGCTACACTCAAATTGCTATAATCTTCTCCTTCTTTAAAGGAATTAATATATCTTCGAAATGCATTCAATTTACCTTGGATCATTGCATTTGTATCAGTAGGTTTTACAGTTATGGTATTTTTAATATAATCGAAAACTGGTTTGCTCATATTACCTTTGACTACTTTGTCTCGAATAGCAGCAAACATTTGCTCACCTAATGCTTTAATCTCTGCTCCTTCTTCTGAAAAAGGAGTTATTCTTTTTGACCAAGAAGCTTGTTTCATTAATTTTTCTACTTGGTCAGCAACACCAGCATAAGATCGTCTTTTTGTTTCAGGAATAACACCTTCTTCCAATAATTGTTTTCTTTTTTCTAATTCTAGTTTTTCTCTGGCAATCCCCATTTTCTCCTTAGCTATTTGTCCTTGCTGTAATAAAGAGGCAAGTTGAGGGTATTTCTGTCCAATGGCTAATATTTGTTGTTGAGAATATTGAGGAACACCTTGAGATGTTTCTGGTTGAGTTTTGGTGGCTTGTTGTAATTGCGATTGCCATAAAAAGTCTAATTGGTTAGGAGTTAATTGTTTTTGATCTTCTGGAATAGATTCATCCTTCATACGAGTCGCTTCAACATCCTGAACCATATTTATAAATTTATCCCTAAAAGCTTCATTTTCTGTTAATTGTGCTCTTTGCTCTTCAGGAGACATTACAGGTTGAAGTATACGTTTAAGCCGTTGTGCCTCTGCTCTTTCTTTTAACCCTGCTCCCAATGCCTGAGCTAATGCCCCTGCACCTTGGGTTATTCCCTGCGCTAACCCTGATGGGTCTTGAAAAAATAAAACCATATTTTACCTCATCTTCCTCTTATTAAGCCTCCGTATATACCAGCTCCTCCAATTTGACCGAGGGCTGCAAGCAACGGCCCAAGAATGCCCTGAGTTTGCTGAACCATAGGTTCATACGTCTTTTGAGTTCCAATCCCTCCTAAGAGCCCTAATGTGCTTAACTGATTGCCCATCATCTGATTATACTGTCCCATATATTGCTGGCCTAATGCTGTCGATAAGTCTGTCGCTGATTGAGCAAGAGCCTGATTCAATGCAGACGATCCGGCTTCTTCCGTTCCCAGATATGCTTCTTTTAAGCTGGGAATAATTTGCCTTTGCAAAGTCTGGGTTGCCGGATCAACAAAAGACTTTTGAAAGAATTGTTCATATTGTTCAGGACTATACGGCTGAAGGAACTGTTGAAACGACTGTCCCGCTAGTGAGCTCGTCTGTGGGTTTATCACACTCGACAGGAACTGCTGCTGCTGGGGTGTCAAAAGGTTTATGTTCCCCACCTGCTCCGTTGATCCCATTAATGTCTTGCCCATTGGCTCCCTCCTTTTGTGGGTCGTATTCCATGAGTATCGACTTGCTTCTTTTAAAGCCATATCTCATTGAATGCTTCTCATAATTTGTAATCCAGTAAATTTTATTTAGTTTAGCTTTTTCTCTAATTTCTTTTATATGTTCAGCTAATTTCTTAACAGCTTCTCCTTTATACCAGTATTCTTTATCTACAGAGAATGTTTGTATTAAAATATCTTTAGATAAAGGGTCTACCGAAAACCAAAGCATGCCTTTAACTTCATTATTCTTATTGGCAAGAACATATAGATGGGAAAAAGGATTAAGCTTAATTCCGTCCTCCGTCTGAACCATGCTGTTAATCTGATGATAACGGAAGAACTCGTCGACAGAATAGTCTCTGTCCCTTACCTGCTCTATTAAATATTTAGGAATATGGTCAGGGGTAAATATGCGTACCCACCTAAGTTCGTCTATCTTTTTATTCATCCTCTTGTCCTATATACTTAATATTTCCCATCATTCTTCCACTTCCCACTACGCTAAAATTGGCAGAAGCAATGCCTGAGCCCATCGTCCATATCTCGCCACGATAAGTATTGGAGATAGCGTTCATTAATAGATTAGTGACGCCAGCACCAAACGCTATATTCGATGTCTGTAAGATTCCAACAAAAGGCATACCGTTCGTCGTTATTACTTTATATGGCAACTCAATATAAAGATTGTTAGCAGCAGTCGTCATTGACCATTCTATATCAAAGAATAGCTCAGTATAAATACCTTGTCTTATCGCCCATCCATATTGATGAACATATGTAAATAACCCAGGCGTGCTTCCATTAAGGGTAGGTATCCACTGGGTGTCGTCAACATCTGCTTCATTCCTGATGAAGCCATTGACGTTTTCAGCAATATCTTCGTATATATTCTGTAATTCAAAGACTAAATCATCCAAGTATCTATCGACATCTTTTGTTTCTTTTGTGTCTACTCGAAGAGGAAGGATAATGGTAGTTGGCAGCGTCATTAGCTAATACTCCTTTTGCCCCTTTTTATAAAATTAGGTCTAATTCCATGAACAATTAATGGACAATCCAATCCCTCAGTCATTAACTGAATGCGATGCTGGAAGCCAATACCTCCACCATAAGCTCGTTTATAGGTTTTGGTTCGATAAAATTCGCGCAAGTAAACTTTTCCTCCAGTTGTATATGCATTAAAGGTAGTTCCATTTATACCATTGAGACTAAAGTTATTTTCATCAATGACAGTAACTGTATATGAAGGAGCTGCTTCTCCACTGTTTATCTGTATCATCCCTTGACTTCCATAAATATAGATAATATCTCCACTAGTTCGTCCATGAGAAGGTGCATTAACTACCACAGGGTTAGTTTGAGTAGCATCAATAATTTCTGCTACGTAGTCTAAATCAGGAAGTAAATCAATCTCCTGAGAACAATAAGGAGTTCTTTGTGTGTCTTTGTAAAAAGAAATAGTAGCTTTGGTAGCAACATCCGTCGATATAAATAGGTCTACAAAATTGAGACGGCATTCAGCTCCTTCTTCCTTGAATGGGTTCCATGCAGCTGATATGAACTCACCTTCAATAATGACGCCATTATCATCATTACCTGCTTCCATAGTCATGACATTACCATAAATGTCTCCACCTAAAAGAGTTTCTTGGTTCTCTTGCCAGAAAAAAGAGAAGAGGTCTTCATCATTAAAGTCATTTAAGGAAAAGTCCATACTTGTGGCAGCAGTAAAATCATCTAATGCAAAGTCTTTAGAAAAATTCCCATACCCCAAACAATTCATATTAATAGAATAAGTAGAAAAAGAGGAACTATCATCATCATAGATCAAGGCTGAATCATTTTCTGCACCGCTAGCTGTCTCTATAGCATTAAATAACGACCACATGCGTCTATTCGAATAACTTCTCTCACAAAAGACTTTTTGAAACTCATTTACATTAATGTCATCAACCGTAAATTTAGATATCTTTTCATCGACACGTCTCGTCTCTACACCATCTGTTGCCGTTATCCCCCGTGTGCCTAATGCTACAGCATATCTATCATAAGCAACAGAAGCCATCTTACCATCACATGCGCGAAATGAATTGATCTTTTGCCAACGAAGAGGTTTAGCTGGATCAGGCGTAGTAGTCAAGGTCCACACAGAATTAGTGAAAAAGACAATAATCTGGTTTTGAAGGGCTCGTGCAGATATTATATGATCTCCAGTAGCTGCATCTGCGTAGCCACCACCTCCAGCAATACTATCATTCCAATTGCCTGGGTCTTGTTTGGCGCACCACCTTACTCTTTGAGGATAATTTACGCTTACTCCAGATGCCGGTTCATATTCATATGTATTCAAGCAGAGTAAACGTTGGCCTAGAGTAAATATTAGCTTAGCTCCAGTAAGAACACGATAAGGCCAAAGGGCAACACTGTCCAGCTTAGGAGAAAATTCAAAAGTATTCACTAGGCTAACAGATGGATCAAAATAACGTATGCCGTCTGTTACAAAAACAGGTGGCGGAGGAGGAGGGGCTAATTGAAGAACTCCAGGCAGCCCATTAGTAAAATAAAGTCTATTATTTCCTCCGGATGACTGCCAGTTAGCTGTCCATACATAATCATATTCTCCAGAAGTAAAAATATCTACCCCATCTAATTGATCAAAGATAGATGTGCCTACATTGTAGCTATAAGCACGTCTTGCATTAAAAGCTAATGTCGTCTTTATTCCAGTAGCATCTATATGCCTGTCTATTCCCATAACTCGGTCAGTAATAGGATCTACTTTAGCGAAAGTTCCTCCAACAGTATAAGGACTTAATGAAGTAGTATTTAAATCAATAGTAAAGTGAGTAGCGTCAATAACGGTAATAGTAAATATTTTATTATTAACAGAAGTCATACCACCTACTGATACAAGATAAACCATGTCTCCAGTCGTTAGCAAATGAGGCGCTGCAGAAGTAACTTCTCCCGGATTAGCTTGAGTTATATTAATAATAGCAGCACCCGCTGCAATAGCAGCAAGAGCGCCAAACAAACGATAACCTTGTCTCTTTTCTACGTAGCCATGATGAATATGCATGTTATTGAACTTGGAAAAAGAATCGGCAGGAGCTAGCCATGGCTCAATATCAGCAACGAGACCGCTTTGAAACGGGGCAATTAATGTCATCCTATCCTTCCTTGTGCAAACCAACTAAAACTAACAGGTCCAGTAGTAAAAATATTTAAGTCATTTACTGTTTTTACAACTGAAAATGCCAAGGACAAAGTAAGAGGAGAAACAACGGCAGTAAAAATCTCATCAAATGGAGTAATAAATGTTATCAATCCTTGAGTAACAGTCGTTCCTGAATATTCTACGATACGTGTATTATCACCTTCTATATATCTAGTTACTGTATATCTAGTTCCTCCTGCCGACCCAGGATTATCTACTTCCTGCTTATAAGTATTTCCTGTTAGTTGATAAATTTTTGATTGTTCATTTATTGCAAACATATGAGCATTTCCAGCAGCATCATCTTTACAATAAAGAATACATGCATCAGTAATAGCAGTAGGATCATTAGGAACAACCAAAGGCGTACGATTGTTCAAATTTGAGGCTTCCATCTTTAATGTAGAATCACCTTCTTCTATTGCCTGCCAATTAGGTCTAATAACTATACCCAAATTTCTTACCCTTTCATTATCTGCAGGCTTGCTTTTATTCCACGTCATCATTCACCTCAAAATTGTGGAGTTGATCTTACATTTAATAAATCTTGTACCGTTCGCGTCAGTATAATACCAACTTGCTCTTTATAAAAAGCCAATGTTTCTGCATAGGCATCGTTTTCGCCATAATCAGCAAATATGTCTAAAGATGTTCCATAAGCAATAGCAGGCCCCCATTCACTCAAATCAGGAGTGTCTGTGGCATTAACTAAAGGAGTCACTATTTGATAAGCTTTCATCTTAATCAAATAAAGTTGGTCTGGAACAGGGTATAGCTGAAACTGGTTATTATAATACAAGATGGCTTGAGGACGTCCTGCCTTGAATAATATGTAATTTAAATAGATAAGCTGACCATTGGCAGGAGGTGCATTGAAAGTAACGCTTACTGCTCCAGTATTATAATTAATAGTCGCTGTCCCTGTTAAGCTCCCAACAATTGCTACATCCGATGATGTCCACGTTTTATTGGTATCTTCAAAAGTTTCAGTATTATCGGTAATAGTTAATGTGCCCGGATAAATAGGTGTGTCTCCAACAGTTGTTGTAAATGTTATCGTTGCTCCATCTCCGGTCCATGGATTAGAAAAAGTATAAGATAAATTAGTTTGGTTTTCCGTTTCGAATTTAATAGGGTCTTGGTACCAATAAAGAGGAAAGTTATTCACAGTGGCTCTCGGCTCAAAGTTAGTATATTGCGTCAAGGGAGCATCATAATAAGGCTGATTAAATGATGTCTGAAAAGAATAATAGGTATGCTTTTGCTCCAGTTTAACGTCAGCAGGGAAACGTAAATTATAAAATTGATTAATCCTTTTATCGAGCTCAGCATTAGTCATCTCAGCAGAAGTAAATCTGCCGGTAACTTGTCTAACTTTTCTTCTAATATCAGATAATGTCCATGTAGACATATGTTAATCTCCTTCCATGATTTGCCTCATCTGAAAGCGTGGTTTAGTCCCCATCCTTGATTTAATTAAATGCCCGTCACCATCAGGCGTCCACTTCCATTTTGGGCTGCTAGCATTATTTATGTGTCTGGCTAAAAAGCGCGGAAACTTATACGTTCCCCCATGAAGAAGCAATAACGAATGGCCGGCATATGTGCATTGGTGGCTGACACCAGGCTCTTCCAGGTTAATAAATTCATATTTTTCTAATTCTCTTAAATATTTTTCTTCTTTCTCACCTTTAGGCTTAGGAAAAATAGGTAGTTTTTGCAGTTCGCTAGGCTTCATCTTTTCTTGTTGACTCATAGTCTTTTATTCCTCATTAAAAAAGTTAATAAGGGAGGGGTTCATTGCCCCTCCAATTATCTATTAAACAACAGGTTCTTCACTTTTAGCTACGCCTACCATGACATCACTATTAGTACCAACAACGCTGGATCCAATAGTTACACCCCTAATAGCTAAATTATCAATAGGAACAGGGTCGCCTGCGCTGTCCGTCACCCTAAAAACATCCCCTCCTGATACATAAACACTATATAAAGTAGTGTCTTCAACAAGAGTAATGGTAGTAGAAGTAATAGAAGCTACAGTAAATGTTCCATTAAGGCTATTAGCAGTAGATAGGTCATCAGCAAGAGCACATACTTTAATGGTATCGCCCGCAGCAAACCCAAAGATAGCTGTGTCATTAACAGTAATAACACCAGGGTTAGCATTAGTGAAACCACTAATAGTAGCTCCAACAGCTGTTGACTGAGCTAAAGGAGTAAACCCATTAGCAGCGGTATAAGCTCCTGTATCTACCTGGATCCATGAGCCTGAAGGCATTGATGAATTCCAGTAATACTGAACTCCTACCGTTAAGTTGCTTACCGTAATTTCACCTACAGTAAATCCAATTTCTTGATTACGTGCGGCTGTTCCCAAAGCAGGATTTGTCCAGCCAAAAACCTTCATCTGTGACATATTTATCCTCCTTCTTAGCTATGGGTTGCCATTACGTTTAACATAAATGCATCATTCAATATTCGAGCAACAAATGGCTTTTTCCAGCCAACTGTTCCCCTTTGATGTAAAGCATCAGCCGACCCTGCTGAACCTAGTGGCTCAACATAGAATTCACCTGATGGCGATCCTAAATAAATAACGCCATATGCTTCTTGCCCTAAGACAAAGTTATTATAGACAGGAGGTGTTGCCGATGATACCGATCCAACAGATGTATAAAGCCATCTGATATTTCCGGTCGATCCCCATTCAGCATCCAGCACTGTCTCTTGTCCTGGGTAATTAGTTGTGCTATTAAAGCCAGTAACGTTGTTCTCTAAATCATCGATTAAGTCTGTATGCAATAGTCCCCAGAAAGCAGGGCGTGTTGGGCTCGTTCCAATGCCAGTAGAAGCAGTTACTACTTCTGATATCATCTTGGCATTTTGTCCCAACAATACTCTTACTGCACTATCTAAATCTGTCTTAGTCAATTCAGTAGGAGTATTGCCATTGACTCCATTAGCACATAAATAAACAGAGGTTGTCGACCTAAGCACATCTCTTGTCACTTCATCAAGACTTTCTCCCAAATTTTGTGCCAACAGACGAGATGCATCATTTAATACACGATCCTGTACGGTTAGCTGAACTTGGTCAGTAATAGTGACAAAGTTTCCATAGAAATCAACTGTTGCTTTTATGTCATTAACAGAAAGAGCTGCCCCAGGAGGAGTAATTCCTTCAGATAATGGTATAGGCACAGTAGCTAATCGGTTATATCTACGGAAAACAATAGTATCACCCTCCTTTTCAGGAAGTACTCTTATCTGAGCAAATTTAGTGTGGATAAGAGTAGGATAAGCCGTCATCAATAAAAGCCTATCATAATATTCCCGAACAGCAGGAGGTATGTTTGCGGTTGTGTTCATTGCCTTTATTCTCCTAAATTAAACCGAGATTCTTGTTGACCAACTTTCTAAACTCACTATCAGACATATCCTTATATCTCTTGGCATCAGCAACAGGAGCGGTTGTCCCCATACTCGATAATGAACCAGCCCTTTCGGCGTTCTCAACTATGCGTTTAGCATCAGCAGACTTATTTGCCCCCATATCTTTATCTGAGCGATAAGCTTCAGAATTCGTTGCCAAATGGTATGCCAATTCATAGTCCTGGGTGGATTCAAGGGTTTGTCTTAATCTCGGATTTTGTTTTAAAACATCAGGTAAATATTTAGTTATTACCTGCTGATAATCAGGGTGCTTTTGTGCCATTTGCATCTCAGCTAACGTCATCTTAAATTGATCAGCCATACGAGCGGTATGCTTCTTGTATTCGCCTACCGTCACAAGCTCATTGTCATCAAGTCCAGCAAAATCATCTTGCACTCTAGCTTGCTGCTGTTGCTTTTGCTGCTGGGAATATAAGGCGTAATGCTCCCTCATCATCTTGTTTTCTTCTTCATATCGTTTATTTCTTTCTTCAGCTTCGTGCCTCTTCGCTCTCTCCGATTGCAAAGCCGATAGCGGAACAACTTGCCCATCATTAGAAACAGATTGACCACTTTCTTGCTCGGTTAAAGCTTGCTTCTCAACATTAGCTGAAGGAGCGGCGGCCTCCGTTTGCTGTTCGCCCGTATTATTAAGTTCTTCTGACATATCTTATCTTTTCTCCTTAACATTTACGCCCTTTCTTAGTTGGCGACACTATCTCGTTATGTAAGCCTCAGCGATTGTTGTCGTTTCATAGACGACATCATTCGTGGGCTCAACTCCAAATTTGGATAAAGCGTCATAATTAAACGGCTTTTGAGGCATGTTGATCTCCCAGCGGATAACTCCTGACTTGTTGTCAACTTCCCCAATAATCATGCCTACCTGAGACATGGGTTTAATGTCGTACGCTTTAATATGCTTCATCATGGTGGGCTTGCCGTCAATGCTCATCTTGGCCGGAGTAGCGAATAGAACGATCCAATAGAGGTCTTTTTTGTTTTTATTAGCGGCTACTATTGATTCTATTCTTTTATTGTCGTCTTCAATGATAGCATCGCGTGTCTCCCCTACCTGTTGAACCATATATTACCTTATTTAAATCCAGTCTTTTAATGCTTCACTAGGATACCCCTTAGTTCCACATTGGTATTCTCTTATCTTATTAAGATCGTATTTCTCAGCATCACAGTTAATCTTCTTAACAGGACTAGCATGCTGATTGTCTTTAAGACGAGCTTTCATGCCTGCCGACTCATGCATACGATCTCTCAGTGTTTGCTTATATTCAGCCATAATTAAAATCCTCCACACTTAAATAGTTTGTGGCTCTTCTTGCATCATCTGGCCAACTTGTTCTTGACCAGGAATATTCATAGCAGGAGGGTTTGCCGCTGCCTCTCCTCGTGCTGAAATCATTACGTCATCACTCTTCACTTGCTCTTCCTTTTGCCTACTCATCTCTTCTAGCGCTCTTACTATCTCTAAATATTTTAATATCTCGTCATTGTCCATAGAGGCCAACTCCTTCATAGCTTTAACACGATCAAGAGCAGCAGAAGACCTGTCATCGATAGCTTTAGATGCCCTCTCATCTTCCAACCCCATATTGGCCACAGCCCGCGTATATCTCTCTTTAGCGCCAGCCATCTTTTCAACAGATGCAGCTTTATTGTAATTAAGAATAGAGGTAAGCTCGGCTTGTTGAATTTGTTGGGCTTGCTGCGCCCTCTGTTGCTGGGCCTTGAAGTTCTCTTCAATTTGTTGGTTAAATTCAGATTTGCCTTGAAGAGGAGCTGCTTTCGCTAACATATCTGGTGTGACTACGCTGCTTTGTGGTCCTCCCGTAAGCTGGTAAAGATCGGTAAGCTGTCGAAAATAAAGTTGTTTTTGTGTGTCTGTGAGAACGCCTTCCTGCACGGATATGTCATATTTGGTGAAATTAGGATTAAAGAACTGAGGAGACGGCTGCTGGTTAATAATGCGCGCAACCTTCTCAGGCTTCCATCCCTGCATGATCTTAAGAGCTTTTCGAGAAATATTCTTTTGAGCATCACGTATATTGGCAAAGACATCTTGTAAATTAACAATAGAGGAGCTTTGCCGTATCATCATCATAAGTCCGGACTCCTGTGCGCTTTCGGCTATGCCAAAAATCGATTCGTTTGTGCCTAATACTCTCATTATGTCTTGATCCATTTGCCGTTGCAGTTCAAACATGCCGGCAGGAATATTAGCCGGCTGAATCTGAACTAAGTCGTTCGGTTCGGCTCCAGGCTTCTTCCAGATAACTTTACCTTGAGACGTCTGAAAAAGAGATTGCGGATTAACAACAGCCTCTTTTGTGGCAATCCACCCTGAATTTATCTGTGAATCAAGAATATCTATCATCTGAGAGCGACGTTTGTTGGCTTCTTTCTGCGGGTCAATCATGCATCGCACTAATGACTGCAACTTGAGCGACCAAACCTCCGCTTCTGGATCAAATATGCCTACAGCAGGAGTAAATGGATATTCATCAAGACCGTATGGGTTAATCTCAGTCCGCATGTAGTGATTATTAAGAATAATATTCTGTTCTATGTACCTTTTTTGCTTGGATATGAGCTTAAGCTGAGGGTTTTGCTTTAGAAGAAGCTTCATTCCCTGACGATTAGTATCCCACTCCATGCTTTGACCCGATTCCTGATTAACAATCACAGGAACGGTTTTCCATCTCAGTCTAAAAAATTCGTTGTAGGCCATATAACGCTTGCTGTCTATCTCTTGTTGGTAAGGAAGCCACGGGAATTTATCGTCACGGCTCCAGCCAAAAGCAGCTAACTCCCTTACTTCTTTCTCTTGAGAAGGAATAAGAGAAACAACTTGCTCTTCCGTCAGGTACTTTCTCCGTATTACATACGAACAATCAGAAAAATCTAGTTGAGTAAAGTTAGGATCAAAAATAAAGCCACAATAGGGCTCTCTTCCAAAACGAATGTCTCCATTTACTGGATCGTCGCGATAATCCACCCATACAGTAAGTAAATTAATGGCTGTCTTAAGAGCTCCCCCAAACGCTTGGGTTACGCTCGAATAACCATTGCCAAAATTAAAAGCATGCAGCAAAAGCTGGGTAGCCTGGTCCGCACCAAGCTGGTCGGAGTTCTCAATCGGGACAACTACCGGACTGGTCATGTGCTTAATCTGATAACCAATAAGAGCATTGATGTTCGTTCTAATAAAATTAAAGACTAAGGCATTCCTGCCTTCACTAAAGAGCTTCTCTTTTTCTTCTTCATCCCACTGATCCCCTAAATATTGACGCAAGTCTAATTGGGCTCGAGGGTAAATAGGATTGAGGGCATAATACGCTTGTTGATAATATTGATCGTACTCATGAATAATGTCGCGTTCATTCATCAACCTTCCTCTCATGTAATAGGTTATAACTTTAACCCAATTATAATTTTAATTATTAATAAATCTTTTTTATAATTATCTCAAGAATTTGTTTACTTACGAAATATATCGCACTCAAGCTTTCTTCTTAGAATGCATCTTTTTTAATGTTAAAGCTAACCGCGCCCTCTTTCCCAGCTTGCCAGGCTTTTTAGCAGCTGCTTTAAGCTTTTTGATGGGGATATTCTTTTTCTCTGGAATACCCATTTGTTTGGATAAAGCATTTTTTTTAAGACCAATATCTTGTATCCATTTCTTCTTAGCCATCTCTAACCTCGTGTTATTATTAACAACGGAGTTAAGTTAAAATAAATATTTATTAGTTATTCAAGAATTATTTTCTTTAAAGCTTTAAAATTATTTAGGGCTGCCAATATAGCTTTTTCAAAAAATAATCGATTTATGGGGCTTTAATTGGCCTTATCGCTTAAATCTGTTTCATGACCATATCATTCATTTCTTCTTTTTCTTCCTTTTGATCTTTGCACCACTTTTGCGTGCCTCATTTAATGAAGCCGCTATTGCCTGCTTTTGCGGATGGCCTGCATGAATCATTTCTCTTATGTTTTCGGAAATAACCTTCTTTGATTTACCTCTTTTTAAGGGCATATAACCTCCGTTTAAGGTGGATGTTTACAATAAAATTAAATATTTAAATTAACAATGCAAAACTTTTTATTGGTATATAAAAATAATTTTATACTTGACTTTTTAATATTTCGTTAAAATACTAAGGAGCGAGCTTTTTGCGAAGACGGAAGACGAGCAAAAGCCCCGAGTGAAACGAGGGCAGCAGGCGAAGACTGCGTAAGCTTTTGCCTTCCGGCGGAGGAAAAAGCGTATATATTACATTCTCTATAGACTAAAAAAAAGAAAGGTACAGGTGTGAAACACCTCCTTTCAAAAGAAAGATACAAAGAATTGTTATATTCTCTCTCTTCTCTCTTTGATTAGTAGAGTTTGTTAAGATAGGTACTTTCTTTAGATATTGGTATTCTCTAAATAAAGAATATATAATAATAGAGAAAGAAATTTTATCCCGAATATATAGAAATTATTTTAATTTAAAGTAATTATGGGCATATGTAAAAAGATCTATCAAGAAATGCAAGAATCACCAGCATGTAAACACCAACGAAAAGATTTAGATCGCTTTTGGACTAAAAAGTATAAAAGGGTAGTTGAAAAAGCTTCCAAAAAACAGACCTACGTTTTATTGGGAAAGAAGGTCTGTAAGGCTTACATTAAATGAGTTGAGAAGATTAGAGCGTCGTATATATCCACATGATAGAACAAAGTAAAGACATTTCTTTAAATACATACCACATATAGTATCTCTTTATAAGACTCTAATTAATAAATATATTTTATATTAATCATTCCATTCCTGAGACAGAAACGTTCCAGCTGGCGCTTGTTAGCTGGCATTATTTTCTATACAATCTCTCTAAGTACTTAGCGTCTTCCTCAGTAAAGTTATAAGATAGATCACGCTTAAAGAAATGTGTGAAAAGAGCATATCTTTGAGAATCTATTGAGTGATCATACTTCTTTAAAGGCTTATCCTCACCTTTCTCTATAGCCTTACTATCCCACAGATAAGTATGATATTCCTTTATTGCGTTAACACAATTCGAACATATCTTATATGTACCATTGCTGAGGAGCTGCGACATGTAGCGTATGCCCGGGAGGACATCGTTCTTTGCATCGATCACGTTGAATATACTATTACGTCTTAGCTCTTGTTTAAGCGATGAGGCTGACGGGTCTATATATATCCCTTCTATGTTATAACCTTTTATAAAGTCTATCAAGTCCAGAGCATAATCGTAATCAGACTTCTGCCTACAATGCTTTTGTGATTCATAGTAATACTCTTTTTCTAGCCACAGGTTGGGGTAAGCTCCGCTGTTGTATCCAATGAGAGAAAAGGAGCATGGATTAGTTGTTCCGTAATCTATGCCGACGATATAATATTCTGCTGGATTTAGTGGAAAGTCGATGATGTGGAGGCTATCATCGAAGAAGTCGAAGACTGCTCCTTCTGCTAGACACCATTCAGCATCAATATAACGTTTATACCATAGCCCTTGATACTCACGCTTTAAGTTATCCTTAAAGTCTTCTGTAAGCGAAGGATTATCATCAATGAAGAAGTGCCACGTAGATAATTTGAGCTCATTTTGTCTATCTAAGTAATTCTTTTTCAGCCAGTGAAAGGGGCTGTCGGCGTTAGTTGTAGCGAACAGCTTAGATCCTTCTATGGAGAGACGTGATAGCAGCATAACCCAGAAGCTTTCTGGTATGAGTGTAGCTTCATCTATATATCCTCCTGCGAAGGTAGATCCTCTTATTTTTGTTTCAGCTCGTTCATCGGAAGCACCTATTAGATATATACGTCTTCCCCAAATATGGAGTTCATTTTTACCTATATAGTGGCGTGAATCCATACCGATGAGCCTAGCTATTTCGTCTATAATATTATGCTTGATGGTGGTAGCTGTTCTACCTATTATAACCAAGTTACCGGGAGGTGCATGCTGAACATATTCTAGCCAGCGAATGAGTGAGGCGAAGGACTTGCCTGATCGAACAGCTCCTTCCCACAGATTTATTCTATTGATAGATTCTTTTATTGATAATTTTTGTTTAGGGCTTAGGTTGAACATTGCTATAGGTATGAGTTTTTAAGCCGATATGTTTTTTAATAACCTTAAATACGAAATATGGGGAGATGTTAAGTTTTTTTGCTATTTTAGCATAAGAGAGATGATCATGAATGCGGAGATTTATGATTTGGTCTAATTCTTTTTGGGGGAGGCGGTCTATTTTATTGTTATAGCTAATTTGTTTTTTCGTTGTCATTTTCATTTAGTTGTTGTTCTTTCCATTGGTTGAAGGCGCCTTTATTATCTTCTTTCATTGGCTGTTCTTTAGCTATTTCAGCTTTCCATTTAAGAAGTGCTTTATAATCTTCATCATACAAAGGCAATATTTTTTCACCAAAAGAGCTGTTACGATCCCCTAGGAAGCAATGGTACGCGATTTTTGCTCCTATTAAATCTTTACATTGTTTAATTGCCAGATTCATTTGAGGATAAGCTCTAGCTAGATCATGAAGCCACCCTTTATGTTTTTTATATTTTTCATATAGATAAGAAGCGATATAAATTCCATTATCATTATGAGCCCAATCTAACAAGTCATCAATAATTTTTTGAATATCTTCATCAGAAAATTTCTTAGCATAACCATTACCTTTAGCAGCGGCCATTGATCAACTCTTTTGTTTAATTAAGCTAAAACCTTAATAATCCTATTAGAAATTGTTATAATAGAAGTGGATAAAAAAGTAAAAGAATAAATACTACTAGCCTAAAATGGGAAAACATGATATCTTTTGATAAAACTTTTTACCAAAGAAAGTATGTATATAAAGAATATAAACTTGTTTATGGAGGTTATAACTGCTTATGAAAATCCAACAAAATCAAAAGAAATCGGTTAAAATCACTTGCTTTTTAACCCGAGATGTAGTATATTATAGGAGTGAAATATGAAAGTAATCAAAGTAACGAAAGAGTATTTTCAGACAGAGGACGAGAAGGTTTATTTCTTCGAGCCTTTGGAAAAAGAAATATCCGTTGAGGATATGCAGAAGATTGTGAATGCTAACGAAAAAATAATTAAGGAGTTAAAAGACAATGCAATACATGGGAAGTAAAAATAGAATAGCGAAACACATTCTGCCAATCATGATTGCTGAAAGGAAACCTGAACAATTTTGGGTAGAGCCTTTTGTTGGTGGTGCAAATATGATTGATAAAGTAGGTGGGAAAAGGATTGGAAATGATAGTCATGAGTTTCTTATTGCCCTCTTAATTGCATTAAGAGACGGGTATATCCCACCAACCAATATCAGTAAAGACCTGTATTATGCAATCAAATCAAACCCCACGGACTACCCAAAAGAGTTGGTTGGGTTTGTTGGCTTCCTTTGTAGTTTTGGCGGAAAGTGGTGGGGTGGGTATGCGTTCAATGCAAAGGGAGATAATTACGCTGATAGAGGGAGTCGCTGTCTTGTTAAACAGGCAAAAAATTTGGACGGAGTAGTGTTTAAATCTGGTAGTTACTTGGAGCTAGAGATACCTGAACACAGTTTAATATATTGCGACCCTCCGTATGCCAACACTTGCAAATACAAGGACG